TAACCCAAGTACAGGAAGACTTACAGCCACTCAGCTTGCAGGTACAATACAGACAGCAAGTCAAACTAACATAACAGGTGTTGGTACTATTTCAACTGGTGTTTGGCAAGGAACTGCTATAGCTTCTGGTTATATAGCAGCCGATGCAATTACTGGTGCAAAAATAGCAGACGATGCACTTGACAGCGAACATTATACTGATGGTTCAATAGACACAGCTCATTTAGCTGCTGATGCTATTACAGGAGCTAAGATAGCCGATGATGCTATTAATAGTGAACACTATACAGATGGCTCGATTGATACTGCTCACATAGCAGATGACCAAGTTACTCTTGCAAAAATGGCAGGATTAACTAGAGGTAGTTTAATTATAGGGGATTCAAATGGTGACCCTTCTGCGTTAGCAAAAGGTACTGCAAACTATATATTAACATCAGATGGCACAGATATTGCTTGGGCTGCTGCTCCTGATGCAACTAACGCATCTCATGTGTTAGTAACAGATAACGAAAGCACAAATGAAGAAAACTTAATTACTTTTGTTGAAGGGGCTACAAGCTCTACTGGTAACGTAGGATTAGAAATGGATGGCAATCTTACATATAACCCTAGCAGTGGAACATTAACGGCAACAGCATTTGCTGGAGCATTAACTGGTAACGTAACTGGTAATGCAAGTGGTACAGCAGCTACAGTAACATCAGGTACTCAAGCTAATATAACTACATTAGCCAATTTAACAACAAGTGGTGCTTTAAACGCAGGTTCAATTACATCTGGCTTTGGTACCATTGACACAGGTTCATCTGCTATTTCAACAACAGGTGCAGTAAGAACTGGTGATATTAATTTAGGACACGCATCTGATACTACGTTAGCAAGGTCAGCAACAGCTGAAGTAACTATTGCAGGTACTTTAATAAAAAAAGTTGGTACAGAAAATATGTGGGTTCCAGCAACTGCTATGACTCCTAGAGATAACGCAGGATGTGCATCAATAACTACAGTAGCAGCAGGCACAAATGGGCAACCAGACTTTCATGTATTAGATTTTGATAAAGATAGTACAGAATTTGCACAATTTTCAGTAGCAATGCCTAAGTCTTGGGATGGAGGAAATATTTATGCTTATTATTACTGGATAGGGCATACAGATACAAATGAAGTTAGATGGGACATACAAGTATTGTCAATAAATAATAACGAGGAACTTGCTCAAGGATATGGGTCAGTAGTAGGCGTTACCGATACATCTTTAAATGACGCAACCAGAATAGCAATTAGTGATAAGACTAATGCTATAGCATGTGGTGGTGCAGATAATGATTTATTATGTTTTCAAGTATCTAGGGACCATGACCACGCTGATGATGATATGGACGGAGATGCTAGACTGTGGGGAATATTGTTTGAATATACAACAAGTGCTAGTACGGATGCGTAAATGGCAAGATTTGGGTATACAGTATTAGGCTTTGGTAGTTTTACAGCAGGGTCTGTTGCTGTAGGTGTATGGTCAACTGGAGCTGACCAACTTAGTTCAAATAGATTTGCTTCTGTAATATTAGGAAACTCAGCAGCAGCAACAATAGCAGGTGGATATGGTAGTGGTGGTCAAGTAGCTACTTCTGAAGATTGGGATGGTAATGCTTGGGAAGCTAGTGATGACAATTTATCAGCAGCATCTCATTCAGCAACAGGTGGTGGTGGTGCGAGTGATGGTATATATATAGCAGGAAATAGGTCTGGGTCTGCAAGCAAAGTTACAGAAGATTGGAATGGTAGTGCTTGGGCAGCTAGTGATTCATGTAATTCAAACCATATTAACGGTGGTGGTTCAGCAGATAGTAAAAATGCTGCTATTGCTGTTGGTGGATATGCAAGTGGTGCTACAAGTGTTGCAGAAAATTATAATGGTTCTTCTTGGACAAATCTTGCTAGTGGATTAACTGCTAGATATTATTTACCCAACAATGCTTGTGGAGGAGCAACCAACTTTGCAGCAGTTACAGGAAAAAATGCTTCAGATGCAAGAGTAACTACTAACGAACATTGGACAGGTTCTATGGGAACTACAGGGTCTTGGGCAACAAGTGATGCTATTACTACAGCTTTAGATGAAGACCCAGCGTGTTTTGGAAAGACTGCTGCTACTGACATAGTAGTTAGTCATGGTGAAACTGCTAGTGGTCCAGCAGGAACTACCTTAGAATATTTTTCAGGTGCATGGAGAACTGGTCCTACTGCCCCAGCAAGTGTTAGAAACAACTATGGTGGTGGTCAAACTGGTGCTGGTATAACTGCTGGTGGATATTTAGAATCAGCAGGTGCATATCAAGATGATACTCGTATATATACAAGAGGTGGAAGCACATGAGATATTGGTTAGTAGAAAATATTAATGCAAATACCACTCAAGGCAACGAAATAAAAAGACTTGAAATTAAAATGTATGGCAAGATTTTCACTACAAATAATAAGTGGGCAACAACTAACTGGGGAACTAGAGTTAGTGCAGTAGAAAAAACTAAAGCACAAGCACAAGCTATATTAGATGATAGAAGGAGTACAGTTGCTTCAGAGTGGGATGATTATCCAAGAAGCGTGAATGTACAGTCAGCAAGAGAGGTATTGCCATGAAAGATTTTCCAGCATTGTCAGATAAAAATGCAAAGAAAATGGAAGAATTGCGTAAAGAAGTAGAGGATTCTTTTAATAAAAAACAAATATATAGAACTGAAACTCAAATGCGTTATTCTGTTTTAAACGATTCTAGTTTTCCTACTAGAGCAGGTAAGTATTGGCAATGTGTAAGAGAACAAGCAAGTATGTACGAAAACTTAGCTTGGCTTTCTTTTGAGTACAGGCAACACGCAATAGAGTTAGAAAAAACAAAAGAACAGCACGAAAAAGCCACAGATAAATATGAAAAGCAACTTCTTCAGATAGAAATAGAAAAGCTAGAATGGAAAATAAAAGATGCTGAAAGAGTTGGCAATGATAGGGTACGAGAAATTGAACTGTGGTCTAAGTTAAAAAAAGAATTAGATGATGGTAGTTTTGATACTAAAAACGTAGAAACAGACAGTCTTGATGCTGTGCATAAAGCATTACTATCAAGAGCAGACGTACTTAATCCTTATCATAATCCTAGTGAAATTTTGAATGTTCATGGTCCATTAGATACAATCAAAAAAGATATAGATATATCTCTGTCAGATGCAGAGCATATTAAAAAGGGTCTAAGTCATAAGGAGGAGAAATGACTACTGAAGAACAAGTTAAACAGGATTTACTAGCTTTAGTCCAAGTTAGAAATCAAAGAATAGCCGAACTTGAATTACAAAATTTGGCTTTAAGTAGAAACCAGTGCAAAGGAGAGTGCGACAATGCCAATGGGGAAAGCATACAAGTACAAAAAGCCGAAAGTAAAGACAAGAAAGTCTTCGGTGAAAAGCAAGAAGCCAAATAGGAGGAGATAATGATGAAATTATTTACATCGTTAATGCCATTAATACCACAACCATATAAGAACATTATCAAATTCTTTATATCTACACTTAAAAATGTAAATGAAAAGGAAGAACTAGAAAGAATAGGTAAACTGTTCGCTGATATTCTTGAAGATGGACACGTTAGTCCTCAAGAGTGGTTGTCACTAGCAGGTAAAAATGGATTAGGTATATTATCAGGTAATGGCTCAAAGAAATGATAGGTAAGTTAAGACCTCAGATTTTTTTGGCTATAGTAGTTCTAGGCATATTAGCAGCTATTGGTGCATTAAAAGGTGTGCCTGAACTAGCAACTGCTACCATAGGTGGCATAATAGCATTAGGCATGAAAGTCCTAGAGAATGAATAATGGAAGTACAAATAGGTAAAACTAAATATAATGTTACCTTCGGCTCAGTATTATTCGTATTAACCACATTAGTAGCAATCATAGGTACTTATGTTACTTTGCAAACTAATATAGCCACAATGCAACAAGACATTGAAACTCTCCAAGCTGAAGTAAAAGAAGTTAAGGAAAACTCTGGTGCAACTGGGATTATTGAACTTAGAGGATTGCTAGACGTAACATCTACAAAGCTGAATTACATAGAAAAGACACTAGATGCTCTTGATTCAGCTATAAGATGAGTAAGAAACGTAAAGAAGTAGACCTAAGAAAAAAGACTAAGAAGAAATTATATGTTTCTACCTTTTTGCTTGGGTTGTGTTTAGCAGGTATGATAATTATAGGAGAAGTAAACGCAAGATGAAACGAATTTGGAAAACATTTAAAGATTTTGTAGTTCCTTTTCTTAAAGGATTCGGAAGCACAACCTTAAAAATTATAACTCTACTATCTGTTTGTATAGGTGCAGTAGGTCTTGCTATTACTCTTATTAATCCAGTTAACTTATGGTGGACTATATCTCCGATTGAAACAAGATACTTTGTTATTGGTTACTCTTTGGTTATAGAGTACCTAGAGTTCGTGCAATTATATTATTGGTATAGCATTGGCTTATCTGCGAGTTTAATTGTTTTTGGGTACTCCATACACATTAGGAGCTTAAAAGCGTTATATGAGGGTATTAAGGCTTCTCCAAGGGCATTATTATATTCTCCGATAACTATTTATAGAGAACTTGTAGAGTTTAGGGATTGGTTATTTGAAAAGATTGAATATCTAAATGGGGAGTCAGCTAAGTGGAGAAGGTTCTTTAATATAATGAAGAGTCCGTACAGTTTGCTTCGTAGCTTTGGATTAAGTCCTCAGCTTGCAATTACGCTGCTAGTAGGTGCAGGTGCTACAGGTACAGCAGTAGGTGTGGCAGAAGTTATACAGGAGAGAAGTTTCTCAAATGGGGACGCAGGTATATATCTTGCACCATCAAACTTACCTAACGAGGATTTAGAAAGAGAAATGGCGTTTAGAAAAGACGGACCTGACAATACGCTTAGAGTAATTCTTAATGAAACTCCTGTAGAGGAAGTAAATATATCTAACGTAAACCTAGGAACGTCATTTGCAAGTAATGGACAACCATCTGCTCTACCATCAGGAAAGACCGAGGCGATATTAATAGACGGAAACGGAACTAGGATTGAGATAGGAAAGCTGACGTTTTCTAGGAACAGTTGCAAGACTCTTAATTTAGAAAATATAAACGCAAACAAAGTAACTATTAAGGACAACCAAGCAGACGGATTGTCTATATATCAAAGTGCTACAAGCACACAACCAAACCTAAGAGTAAGTGGTGGAAACTACATGAGTGATTTACTAGAAACTTCTGGTGGTACTTATGACCGACTTTGGATTGCACCTTTAGATAGCCTTACTACATCAGTAACTAGGGTTAACACAATGATATTGGATAACATCGTATCTAGTGGGGGAACTTGTGATTTAAAGAAACTGAATATCGGAGAACTTGTTATTGAGTTCAATAGAATAGGTGGAGATAGTTCATTGGTAAGCAAAGCGTTTACTGTGAGTTCTACTGTTAAAAGTGCTAATTGGTCAGTAACAGGTAACATTGAAGTTCTTATGGCAGAAGTAGCGAGGCAACCTGACTAATGCCCCTGTATGAGTATCTATGCCACAATGATGATTGCGAAACTAACGCTTTTGAAGTTCTTAGCAGTTACGAAGAAAAAGAAATAGCGACTTGCCCAAAGTGTAAAGAAAGAAGCACGGACAGAAAGAAGTTCTATCAGTTTGATTTTAGAATGTAAGGGTTTACCTCACGGAAGGAATTACTGCAAACTAAGAGTATACAGAGACGGATTGTGCAAGGAGCATCATTACTATTTTGTAAAGAAGCACGGGGGCAAATAAGCCCCCATACTCCGAAAGGAGAACTATTTTTCAACAGTTCTAATTAAATTCTATTTTAGAATGAGTCCTTTACGCAATAGGACAGTTTGGTTTTATGCTTTTCAGAATGTTTTATATTGGCACATCTAACGAGGAATCAAGACTTTTTTGTATGCGTCTTTCATCTTTTCTTATGTCTGCAGTTAACTCTAGGAATGTTTCTAGTTCCATTGTGATTAAGTGAACCGCGTTGCTATTGTTTACCTTATGTGTTTGAGCAACTATAGGTATCTTTCTAGTTGCGTTGCCAGCATCTCGCGCCTGTTCTACTGCCTTAAGTGTCCTACTCGACACAACCTTACCTGCCTTAACTTCAAGTGCAAACCTGTGTGATTCCACATCAGGAACATGACCGTCAGTGCCAGACCTTCCTGTAACAGGGTTTCTTTTTGCACCTACCTCGCGACCACCAATAGCTTCAGCCCACCAACGTTCCCATTTTTTCCAAGTTGACTTATCCATTTCTGTTTGCCTTTCTCCTTACACTAGCCCCTTGCAAGATTACGTGCTTAGATAGCGAGTAGTCTTGTAATCTATCTGCACACGCTGAGCCAAGATATTTAGCCCACTCAGATTGATTGATGTTGCTAGTGATAAATGTTGGGAGTTTGGTTTCATAACGTGTGTCTATTATGTCGAACAAGACCTGCCTACTCCAATCAGTAGCGTACTCTTGCCCTAAATCGTCTAACACAAGATAGTTTATTTTTTCAATTTTATCAAGGTACTTAATCCACTTATCGCTACTGTGTTGAGAAATCCATGACCTACTGTTGCTCATGATTTGACGAACCGTGGTGTAATAGACTGACTTGCCCATCCCGATTAGGTTTGATGCCGAAGCCTTAGCTAAGTGTGTCTTGCCTAGACCCGGAGGACCTGTCATGATTAACCAAGGATTAGCCTTGTCGTTTATCCAATCAATAACAGTTTGCTTTGCGTGTGCTCCATCATCATACATAGAGCCATCAAACGTGCTAAACATAGGTATGTCTGACCCCTGCACAAGACCCGACTGCTCCCAAAGAAACTGTTTCTGGTTACCTGCAGTCTCAGCAATTAAACAAGCACATGGAAAAGCTTTCCCAAAATCAGGGTGCCCTACTGCAAAGTTCCCACCTAGCCACTTATCTCCCTCGCAGACACATTCTTTGGGTGCCTTCCACCTCACACTAGGGTCTTTCTCTGCAGACTTTGAGAGTTCGTTTAACTCTGCCATTGTGTAGTTACTTGATAGTTTGTTTGACTTATCAGGTAGCACAGGAACTTTGCCCTGTGCTACTTTTCTTGGGTCTAAATCATCAAACAATGGTTTGAACTCACTCATATCTTAAACCTCAAATCATAAGAATCTAATGAAAGTTCCCCTTCAAATTCATCAGGATTTTTTATTGCCCATATCATGTCTTCTGTACTCCCCTTGTAGATACATCTCAAAGGGTGTCCTTCCTTGTGAAAGTAAACTTCCCAATCGTCTCTTTCCCCCATGCCTAACTTTTCTTTTTCATCACTCATCACGCCACCCTGTTTTCCCAATTCCCAAGCTGAATTGAATCAATGTCAGGTGTGTCGGGCATTTTTGACCTTTCAAGTGCAATAAGCCTTGCGCCTAGCACAACACTATTGCAAGTATCGCAGCACCTTCCTTTGTTTGCTAAAGGGTGTGGGTTGTGCCCATACCCGTGTATTTCGTTCTTACAAATAATACAGTTCATAGTTCTCTCTTTCTTTATTCGTTTGTTCTTTGAACGTTCTGCGTGTGCGCGCCTACACACACGCAAGAACTATTGTGACTTACAGGTTCGACTCTTCCTGTACGTCTGATACGGAATCTTCTGTTTCTATTACTACCTCGTCCTCCATAACTCGTGAAATCTCACAGTTCTGGTAGTTTTTCTCCCCTTTGTTTTCAAAGGTAAGGCTCACAAGGACTCTTGTCCCATTCTCAAGACCTCTATACATTTCAGGACGCTCCTCAAAGATGAACGGAGATACGTTGTACTCATCCCATCTAGGTTTGTATCCCTCAACTGTAAACACATCCAAGAAAGTAATCTTGGCATAAGGTCTCCCATTTGCTGATTGCAATTCAGTGAACGTGTTGATAGTAAGTTCTTTTGCCTCTGTTCCCATCTTGGTCTCATCTTTCCATTCCTGCTTGAAATGGGTCTGAGCGTTACCTGTGTCGCTCTGTTCCGTAGGAACAGAGTCAGCAACGTATGGTTTGGTAGTAACTTCAGGTTCAGGTACATTCACAACAGTTTGCGTACCATCCTCTGCCCACTCTACATCTGCACCAAGTTCAGATGGCTCGTATGCACCTGTGCCATTGAATGCGTCAGGACAATACCATTTAGCACCATTAGTCATGGCTCTTGCATAGAGCATATTTCGTGGGTATTTTGTAAAGTTTGGGTTCTTAAGCAGGTCAGCTTTTTGTGCATCCTCAACAGTAAATGTTGAATTTCCCACAATTTCCCAATTACTTTCAGACTTCTCAAGAAAGTCTATTGAACACACCTTATCGGTGTGCTCTTTTACTCTGTAGTTGTATTTCCCCGACCTCTTTAGCATGTCAGCAAACTTATGTGAGTAAAACGAGGGTTTCCCTTGCACTACATAAATGCTTGTCATTGCTTCAAAAGGTCCTAGCCCGAACTCATGTCCTGCCATGATTGTAACCAAGGCTTGTTGAGGGCTCTTGAATTGCGAGAAAAGACCTGACTCAACAAAGTCTTTTGCAATTCCTTTCATGTCGTTATACGACATAGGTAAGTTATCTGCCATTACAGTTCTCCTTCTATTTCGATTGTGTTCTTGATAAGACTTTGAGCCTTGTCAAGAATTTGTTGTTGTATCACTCTATTTGGGTTGATTTTAATTGTCAATCCTGACTCACGCCTTGCATCTGCGATGCGATTAGCAACAGTCCCTTTGTATTTCTTAGAGATAGAATTCAAGTGAACTCCATTTGCTTTTGGTCTTGCAGGGGGCTTGAATAGTTTAGCCTTATCCTCATCACTAACACCATCAATATCCTCAATGGTTCTGATAATCGCAGGGTCCCAGTCCACAGATGTGTACTCTCTCCTAATCTCTACGTCAGCCACATTTACTGCATCAAGCTTATCAGGATGCTTAGCAAATTTTTGCATTATATCCTGTTTTGATTTAGAAGCCTGACTTTTTGCGTACTTAGCAAGTGCTTCCCAAACCAAGTAACTCTCTACTTCGTCCGGGAATATTTCATAGTCCTCACTCATAGTGGCATTTCTCCTTCCTTAGGCTCGATGTATTTCTCATCGAACACTGTTTCCTCTTGGTCTTCCTCTCCCTCTTGTGTATCGGTATCGTCTAGTCCAAAGCCCTCAACCAAAGGAATTGATTGCTTTTCCTCCTCTGTTAATGAATCATTTTCCAGATTCATTTCCTCATCAGTTACTGCCTTAGCCTCTACAGTAGGCTCATCACGCTCAGCCAACACCTCGTCCAATGCGTCCTCTGGAACACTGACTGTAAACTGTGGTTGCTTCTCAGTCTTGAGCGTAATCATTCCTGTACCTTTACAATCTACGCAAGGCATCCCTGCTATAGGTGTCTTGCTCTTTATTCTTTTGTCTCCATAACGTGAGATTGTTTGCACGTATATGTCTCCATAGCCCTTACATTCAGGGCAAAATTTTGGTTTACCCGGCATTTTGTTCTCCTTCCCAATTCAATGGTAGTTTGTATTCGCCAGTTTGTTCTTTCCATTCGCCTACCCTTCTCTCCCTGTTACCTTGCCTATCGACTATGCTGTAACGTATGGGAGCAGCAAACGAACGACCTTTGTACCCATTCATACCTACTCTTATCAGTGCATAATCTGATTTATTGTCAGGATGGATTGACTTCATGTCTCCATATTCCTTGACTAATTTCTTAGATGCACCTGTAGCCTCAGTAATAACTGCGTACATAGTTGCGTTTGTATCCTCTGCCACATGTTCTATAAAGTTTGACCACATCGATTTGTCCTCGGGTAGCATCGCTAGAACAGGGTATGGCATGGTCTTGAGCATTTTTCTATCTACTCCAAACCTAGTTAGTGCCTTGAAGAACTTGTCTTCATGGTCTTGAATCTCAGGGGGAACCTTAGTTCTATCGGCTAATACCATTAGAACCGAGGTAACCTGCCCCGTAGTGTACGTCTGTTGGTCTATCATTAACTTTAACGATTGAACCATTGCGTTACTTATTTTATCTAGTTCTTTTCTTTCCATTATTACCCCTTGAAAAACGTCAACACTTGCGTGATGTCGTGGTTTGTTATTTCATTGTAATCGTCATGTTGTATGGACAGTTCTACAGGCAGTGGATGCTTATTCATATCCTTGCCGTAACTCCCATTGACATCTTGAAGGTACATGGTTGCAAACCTTATACCTTTGTTTCCCCAAGCATTTGCTCTTGATGCCACACACTCACGAGCTTTTTTCTCGGCTTCCTTCCTTGAATTTGACAAGCCTGTGTAGCAGTTGTTAGGTTCCCCGTCTGTAATGATGAGAACCTTTGCATTCGTTAGGTCAATGCTTTCCTCAAGACCTTTCATGGCACCACATAAAGGTGTGTTACCTTTAGAAATGTCAGGATAGGTATTAGGAGCAATAGGAACCAAAACTGCATTAACCCCCTTAATCCTATTAGAATGCCCTATTCCACCTGTAAACCCATAAGCTTTGGTGTCAGGAAACCTGTCCATTACTGCAGTAGTTACGCTTAGCGCTTTGTGCATTCGACTAAATTTGCTTCTAGTGCCCCCCATAGAGGACGACATATCCACAAGAATAACCATTTCTGTTGCAGTCTGAGGGTGCTTAACGAAAATGTTTGGGTCTCCTAAAGCAGGTAGCCTCCAAGCATTTCTTGAAACGCGATGCCCTGATGCACTAATCTTGCGTGAATTCCTATCCAACGCGCCTTCCAACTCTTGAGAGTCAAGCCTAATGCTAGTCTCAAAGGACAAGTTAACGGCATCATCTATAATCTCAGCTCCACACTTATTGCCTGTAGTCAGCTTTTCTGCAGATTCTATCGCATCTTTGTTTTCAACCTCATCATTAACAACATCTTGAAATGTCGCATCCTCTTGTATCTCAGCTACGCCTGCAACCATACGTTCTGCGTTATCTTTGCCTTGTTTGCTTTCTTGCACTACTGCATCCGTTACTGCTTTCACAGTCTCTGCCACAACATCCTCGGTGCTTACGTTGGGTGCTACGTCTTGTGGAGCAGTGTTCTCCTCTTTCTCAAGATGAAACCTAGATGCAATCTCCAATGCTGCAAGTATGCTAGTAGTGGGATTAACTGAGTCTCTAACCCTTGCTATTGCATCCTTATGCTTTCTGCATATATCCTCAATAATCGGGTCTTTAATGTCGCGAAGAGTAGCGTTTTGGTACAGGTATTGTCGGAACCAACCAAAGCGTAGTTCGTAGTCATCCCCCTTATTCCCTCTCAAATGGTGCACACCCCTTAAGTACCCTGATTCTGCATCTAAGCTTTTCACGTCTTTAATGTGGTCTCGCCATATCTTTGGTCTATGGAAATGCTCACTAGCTTTCTTTGCGCAACGTCTATTCTCGAATATGCTATAAACCTCATCGAAAATCTTTAAAGCAACCCTACTGTTAGACAGATTCATGGGGTCGCCTTCTCCTGCAAGTTGCTTCGCTAACTTTGCCTTAACCTGCTTCGCTAACTTCTTTGGATGGAACTTAACTTGCCCTATCGTAAGCAAGTTAGCATTGAATGGCAGTCTACCCGTAGGTTTCTTGATAACCCACGCGTCTCCATAGGTGCTTACACCTGAATCGTACGTGCCACCCTTAGAATTCTCAACCTGAACCTCATTATTAAGCCCTGCAACGTGTTGCAGGAAATTCATGTGGTCTTTGGTCTCGTCTTGTGGTTTTCTGTATTGCTTTTTCATTTGTTCTCCTACGATGTAAAGTGTGCAGTTGCTGATGTCATAACAACTGATTGGTAGTCAGCCTGTACCTTGTCTCTGAGGTTAATTCTGATAGCATCAACTGCTTCAAATCCTCTACCCACAAGTTTGGCTAAGTAACACAAATCTCTTGTAGAAATGTATGTAACAGGTTCTTTCCTCATGTCGTCTGCCCAATTCATAAATGCCTGAGCATACTGTTGGTCTCCACCAAGTATGTCCTCTAATGCGAGTTTCTCCTCACATAGTGGCTCTGTAACGAACTTGTAAATCATCATCCTAGACTTGAGAGCCTCGTCAAGATTCACAACGTTGTATCCTGCTGATGGTGGATTCGCAGTGGAAAGTAACTGGAATTCAGGATGAACCTCAATCTTTTCTCCACCATTCTCGGTAAGAGTAAGTATCCTAGTCTCATCTGTGACCCCCATAATTCTGCCAACGTGTTGTTGGTTTAGTCTTGTGATTTCGTCCATTAATAAGAACGAACCTTCTCTTGATGCACGCGTTAACGGACCGTCTGCCCAAGTCATAATAGGACGTCCTTGTTCATCGGCTTTTGATTGCCAACCACCAACTACGTCAATGATGTCCAATCCCGGATGGCAACCAACGTACTCGGCTTTCTTGCCTGACTGTTTAATTACCTCGTGCATTACTTGTGTCTTACCACAACCTGCAGTACCTAGCACTGCGACAGGGAATGGTGCGACTTTCTTTATGTCCTCAATCAAGTCGAGACCTGCTTGAGTAAATCTTGGTTTATGAGTTCTTTCTCGAACTGTTTTTAATTGCATGTGTGCCATGTGTTCTCCTTTATTTAAGCACTCGTTTTCTAACGTCCTCTGCATAAGCCATGAGGTACTTATATTCATAAGACTTCATGAGTTCTGCTCTTTGCGATGACTCTAGTTTTTCAATAGCATAGATAAGCGTTTGTGCCCTCATTGCTAGTTCTTGTAATCGTTCTCCGATTGTTACTTGCATAAGTTCTCCTTTCTATGTACAAGTTTACCATTAATCGTATAAGTTGTGCAAGAGCATAGAATAAACCACACTCTTGCACTGAGCATTTTTTGGTCTTATACGATATAGTCCCCATCTGCTTTTGCAGTTGGTGTAGGCGTCTTGTCATCAGATGCAGTTTTTACTGCCTTGTTGTCTGATGATTTAGCCTTCTTAGGTTGTTCTGCAGGTGCAGTAAACCCAATAGGTTTGCTATAGCTTTCTTGCAAAATCTTGTTTGCATTTAAGCCGTTGTTTTCGCAAACTTCTTTTAGTTCAAACCAAGATGTTGTAGACTCGATGTTCATGCCCATAGTGTTTAGTGCATTTATAACGATTGACCTCTTAGCTTTTTTCTGTAAAGGTTGCCAAACCATAATGTTCTCCTTTCTTTCAAACTGGTTATTTAATTTATTTATTCATATAAATATGAATAAATTAAATAAGCGATACGATGTGTACGTATCATGACTCATTCTCATTCACTTACGAATAGTTGAACGCTTGACGAATCATTACTACGCTCGTAGTAGACCTCATAAACCCATTGATTGATGTCTATATCATCAACAGGTTCTTGGAGTGTAACTCGCACAGGCATGTCCTTGGGCATGTGCGAGAGTTGTTCAATTAATTGTTCAATAGTCATTCTTGCTCCTCTTGTGCTTTTATTTGTAAATCCTCTAAGTGCTTGTAAACTGGAAACCATGGGTCCTGAGGGTCAATCTGCCCCTCCATTTCTGACTCTCGGATATAATCTAGTACAATCTGAATTGCCTTAACTATTTCAATCATTCTTGCTCCTCTATTGTTACATCCCATAAATCGCTAATATAATTTAAGTCTTTGGGCATATCATATTCTCCAAGTCCCTCTGTTTCATAGAAACCTTCAAAAATATTGAATACCTGTTGTTCTGTTTGTGGGTCATCATGTGTCCACTCTAAAAATCCTGTTCCTTGATTGCATGTAATTGTGTATGTTTTCATAATTATTCTCCTTTATTAGTTACTTCAAGATTATGAATTTCTAGGTATTCAATCATTAGTCTTACGCTTTCTAGCCTGTCGGTTTGACAAGGTAATCCTGTACCATTTATGTCGCATTCCAAAGAAAACCGAATATCCTTTCCAATCTTGGCTAATTTTTCCTGCTCTTTTTCTGTTAATATTCCACTCATTCTTGCTCCTCATCTAGTTCCTTAAAGTATTCCAATGCATTTTCGTATTCTGCATCTAGTTCATCGTCATCATATTGGTACAATGCTGTTTCTCCTGTGTGTAATCCTTGTAACTCGTGCAAGATGTCGCCAAAATTTCCACCTTCCCAACCTTCTGACCAATATTCAAGTATTGCTTCTATCTTGTCATATCGTGTAACTTTTAATTTAGAAATCATATCCTCTACATTCCCCCGTAAATGCTGGTCACGTCTATTAATCTCGTCTTTAATACTCATTCTTGCTCTCCTATCTCCCAATATCTTCTGTCCTCTGAAGGTCGTTTCCATATCCCCCATGAGTTAGCTTCTACAATGTTCCACATAAGTTCGCTTATGTCCTCCCAATCATTTTCCTCATCTCTAATCATTCCGTAGTTTGCTCCATTAGGTCTAAGTAAGTTTATGTCGTGATAATCTCCTAGTATCTCTACCCTGTCTCCAGCCCATGAACCTGCTAGTTGCTCACTATCGTAAGGCATTTGCATATCATTAGGCATAGAAAAGTCGCCACTTTGGTCTAGTGGACTAGCCAATAGAAATCCTAGTGCTGACATAGTTCCCCTGCCACCTATAAATTCAGTCGCTTTTAAGCCCTCGCCAAATTTATGTGGGTTTAAGAATTGTTTTTTATCGTAGTTTACAGGCATAAAATATTGTCCCATAATGTTCTCCTTTTTTAAGTTTGTGTTATTCAGGTTTAATTAAGTTAACGTGATTAATCTCTTTTTCACTTGCCCTCCTTTCTGCGTTATGTTCATCGCGTAGTCTTTTTACATGCTTATTGTCATTATATTCATTGTCTATATATAAAAGCCCACCAACACACTGTTCGCAGTTGCAGTATGGGTATTCCTCTGACGGAGTTTCCTGTTCCCAGTAATCAACACCCTCTTTAAAGCAGTTCTCCTCGTATTCTATGCAACCCCCACTGCATCCATTATCTGAGGCTATACCTAAGTCAAAGATAACTACTGCTCGTAGTCTTCCTCTGTGTCTTTGAAACTCTACAGTTTCGTTGTCTATAAACACATCATTGTGTAACTTAAACAAAGGCTCAGTTGTATTTGTGCAACCATCAGAGTCATAAACAGTAACCTTTTGGGTTTCCTTGCAAGCCGCGATTACGCTTTTTAGCCAACCCGTAAACCTATCCCTGCGACCTTTTTTCCCATGCTCCCATTCAACTTTTATATTCATCGTGTTCTCCTTTCAGAACCATAGTATTCGTCAGCAGTTTCGCATAGCAGTTGCAGTGTGTTATAAGGCAACTTGTATGTGTAGTGTTTGTCGCTAGTTCGTTGCCAATTCCTTCCTGTTGCGTTGCGTTTGTCTTGTAATCGTGTATTTAGGTAATCCTCGATTTTATCAATCATATTTTGTCGTGTAATCATAGCGTTGCAGTCCTTTCGTTAGCTTCGTGGTATGTGAGCCAGTTTAAAGTCATGGCTCAGGACTGAGCGTAAGGAGTCTACGCTTATTTGAGGTGTTCCCACCTGCTATAAGCGTCATTAGAAATCGTGTCTTTGTCTAGTTGCTCCCAATCCTCGTCTGTGTAATCCTCCTCGGGAATGTCTGTCCAATCGTCGAAGTACGAGTTCATGTCATCTTGCATGTCCTGAACCTTAACTTTCCCGTTCTGCATAACGTCGTCAAAGGTTTCTGCAAACTCGAGTATGTCTTTGACCCCACCTATGAGGTGTGCCTTTTCATCGTTGCTCATCATTCGTGAGGTTTCCACAGAACGATAAGCTAAATCTCGAAGGTAGCTTTGCGTTAACCTAGCGTGTGATAAAAGCTTGATTAAGTCGACTAGCTCGTCCACACCTATGTAGACGATATCGTTTTTGGTTTGGTTTTGAATTGGTTTTGTCATCTCAGCTCCTTAGGCTTGTGTTTATTTAATTCATTCATTCATATAAATATGAATGAATTAAATAAGCGATGCGTGCGTACGCAAGAGAATTAACCACCCGTCATGAAATGCGTATGTATCATTGTCGCATTCATGTTCATGTTATGTACAAGTTTAGCATATCTTGCGAGGTATTTATAGCGATAAAATAGAGCAGAGCAGAAGTTTCTCAGGTTTTGCGTAACATAAACATGCGTTAATGGGGGGTAAAAAGGGGGGTAATTAAGATTGAGCAAACTTCCCCGGGAAAACGTAAACGCGTATTATAGGTTTAAATCGCGACAATTTAACTTCCCTTTAACTTCCCTTACGCATTTTGCGTTGTCGCGTTTTCGTAATGCGTCGCGGCGTCGCGTACGGGTTTAACGAATACCCGGTTCAAAGTTCGCAAGGCGGGCGAACTTTGAACGAAGCAACTTCCAGCTTTCGCTGGAATCTCAAAATTTTAGTGGGGTAACTTGGTCTTTTGGAATCTGAGCTCGTGCACAACCAACCAAGCCCAACCCCCATTAAAAGTTCATGCTCTGTAGAGCACAAACTTTAGCTAAAAATTTTCGTGAGCATTAACGTGAGCGAGCGAAGCGAGCGAAAAAATTTTTAGGCAAAAAAAAGCCCTCTAAGAAATAAATCCTAGAGGGCTAAAGCTTTTAAAGTTATTTAGTTAATCCATGTTATCAACTATTTCAATGTAGGCAACATTTAAACCTGCTTCCCTCATATCTTTAAAAGCTTGTTCTTTGGCTAACTTTTCCAATCTTGCGTTGGCAATTTGCTCTCTCGCAGATTTTAATAAATCAGCTTTTATCGGAATGAGCTTATTTTGTGTATTCAATTTCTTTTCCTCCATAGGTCTTTTTCATTTTCGCAACTGCTGATTTATTAGCTTTACACCAGTTTTTATTTGCATGTCCCTTCCCCTCTGCATTAAAGAAACCGTTTTTAGTCATGATTTCTTTGCCACATCGTCCACATGCAAAGGAATAAGTTCTTTTCCCCTTTTTGAACTTTTTCTTAGTTAGTTCTAAAAGCGTAAATGGTGTAGCTTTTTCTGGTTCGGTCAATAACTCCTCCCCAATTAAAGAACTATTAAAAACTTTTGTTAAAGCTTCATTCATTGATTGTTGGTTTTCAATCATGATTTTTAATCCTCCTGCTATGTCCTCCATAGTTGTTTGTTTTTTTGAATTTGTTCCCTTTGTCATAAGTTTTAACTCCTTACTTATTTTGGGATTGTAACCCCCCCAAGCCGGAGGGATTACTTGAACAAGATTACTAATAAAGAATCTTGTCATACATTACCTTGACAAGATTATGTTTCGTGATATTGTGTTAAATCCCTACACTTAGGCTTGGGCGGGCGTTTCAGGTGGTTGGGTTCTTGTTTTCCCGAGGGAGCGAGGGCTACTAAACTATCTTGGTTCTTGCAACTCGCCGGTTAAGCAGGCTGTGCTTATCTTGGTCCAGCTGAAGAAGCTGGATGCTCCCTCTCTAATAGGCTTAACATTACCCTGAAGGATATTCATTTCAGAGCTCTGGGATTGCGAAGGGGTTCTACCCCTTTGCTCGCCACGGGGGCGAGACCCCGTCTTGGTTGGGTGGGATTTTGAGAGTGGAACGGTTAGGTTTAGTTCACTGTGTGAACGAAACTAAAAGAACCTAGGGGGCACGAGCCCCCTACAGAACTGCTCCCTTCGCAGTTCTTTCCTGTTCTTTTACCCTACGGGCTTACCGTACCACGTTGCCGGGTATTCGTAATATGTATAGTGGTTCCGAGCGTGCTGAAATCTCTATCGTACTGTGAGGGGATATAGGGGAGAATGTGTGCGCCCGTGCTATGCGCTACAAGAACGTTCCTCGTTCTAAGCGTTCTACGAACTCCCTACTCTAAAGAAAAGATATACTACGTATATCCAAAAGAAAGGTCTCTCCCCTCTTTTGACAGAATGTTTAAAAATGCGTTATTATGCTCGTTATGGCTGATTCAAAAAACCCGTATCGACAGAAAACAAAAAGACTGGTGTCTCAAGGGAGAACGTCTAAAAGGCTATCAGGGTTAACACCAGATGGCTTGAGGAAAAGAGTTCTTGATGCCCTACCTCGGTGGGAATCCTACCCTAGGTGGTTTAGAAGAGTGCTGGTCTTACTTCCTACACATGGAGACTTGTATTCCATTGCTGAGGAATTAGGTATGCAGTCCGACACATTGATAGAAATGATTGATAAAAGACCTACATTTGGGAAGCTTGTGAGGTTTGTCAATGATAATGGACACTACCCTGCTTGTGCCACAACCAAAGAATATTTAAAGCATGCCAATCTAGTTGAGCACTATGCTAATGAAAGCACTGTCTCGGCTGTGATACACTTGGAAACTAATGCAGGACAAGCACCAATCAACCATAAGATTGTCGAATCTGCTGGATGGTTTGCAAATATTGAGAATGATACTGAAAGAGTGAGGCGTCAACAACAGCATTCACTTGACAAATATGAGCAAAAAATAGATTCTCAAGAGGTAATAGAGGAAGTGGAAGAAGGTTTGCAACCGTTTGTTCGTGACATAAATCCGGAGGAAAAAGATGGCAACGAAGAAAGTAAAGTTTCCGAGGAGACAAGCCCTAAGTAGAGCTGTCCCTAAGTATACCCCTTCGCCTTGGCAGGAGAATATGCACAGAAATCAAGCCAAGCGTAAATGGGTGTGGGCAGGACGAAGAGCAGGCAAAGGTAGAGCAGCCATTCAGGAAGCTATCTCTACAATCCTAGAAGCATCTAAGACCAAGTTCATTGTAAACGGCGAAGATGTAACAGATACCTTAGTTCCTGATATTCATATATGGACTGTCGCCCCAACCAAAGCCCAAATGAGACAGGTATGGAACGAAATGAAAGCGTACATACCTAAATATATGTGGAAAAACTACAATGGTAGAGCAGGTGGACGTGGTGGTGCGTGGCATGAAGATGAATTTTATGTAGAATTAGAAGTAAGAACTCCCAACGGGGGGTTTGCAACCGATACAGTGAGGAAGAGCGTGTTGTGGGAACTACGGTCTGCCGATAATCCCGAATCTCTGCAGACCGTGGGGTTAGACTTTTTACATATTGCAGAGAGCCAAGATATAAAAAAAGTAGCTTGGGACAAGGTTGAATGGGTAACTGAGTCTCCCGGCAGAATGGGAAGAATATTTGCAGAGGGAATCCCCCCTATCTCAAGGTCACACTGGTTTTCCAGACAATTCATGTACGCAGAAAACAATCCTTCTCTCCAGAATCTTGCAGTTCGTGCTACAAGCTTCGACAATATGTACCTGACTGAACAGCAGAAAGAAAACATACGTGAGCAAAAAAATACCACTGCTGAATGGATATGGGAAAGAATGGTAATGGCAAAACAGCCAGATGTAGGTGGTGGATTTTTCAGAAAGATTGACGATGCTGCAACTGGCGCAGAGATTTTAAGACCCAAGGAAGGACATAAATATGTTGCAGGTCTTGACCTCGGTAAGCAAGTAGACCCCACTGTATTGATAATTAAAAACAGAGTTACCCGTGAATCTGTTTACAGCATGGAGATGTTAAAGACAGACTGGGTGCTACAGAAGGAAACAATCATTTCTGAGACAGCCAAATGGCGCTGTGAAACTGTAATGATGGACTCTTCAGGTATGGGAGGAGATGTATTATTTGACGAATTATTAAATCTCGGCGTCCCGGTAATTGGCAAGAAGTTCACTCCTCAAACTAAATACCAGTTATTCCTGAATTATGCTGTGGCTTTGCAAAATGGCACAGTGACTTTTCCTCCAGAATGGGCTAAGTTGCGCAGCGAGCTAGATGCCATTGAAGTACAACAAGCTGGTCTTGGGTACACGTTCAGGCATCCTAACTCTCAGCATGACGACTGGGTGGACGCCGAGGTATTAGCGCTTATGGCTTGCGACCCCGCAGAGGCTATGGAGGAAGACTACGAAGTAGTGCAAAGTATACGGACTGTTGCACCATTGACGCAAAATGGTGTATCTTATACATCAGGACGCTTGATGCGTTGGAGACAAAAAAGAAAAGCAAAGCAACTACAAGAATTGCGAAAAGTGACAGAGATTAGCACAAATCAAGAAAGCATAATATTAGATGCGATGGAATAAATGGTAAGTAGTTACAAAGCAAACAGAAACGAAACGGAGTCTGCAGCAGAAGAAACTGTTGATTTACTATCTGCTCCTCCTTTGCACGAACCTCAGCTTAGTGAAGCGTGGGTGAAAACTCAGCTTTCGCGTGGTGGGGCTGCTGCATCATTTGATAAATTTTATGATAATTGTGCAGAAGCCGATGAATTTTACTTGGGGGAGTTTGACTATTCTGTGCCCCTCGGAGGAACCAAAGTAAATCTTGGTACCTTCCATTCCATCATAGAAACCTTAGTAGCTCATGCTTCCCCGAGATTTATGGACATAGATGTTCCTGCTCCAAGCCCAAGAGCGCAAGCCAGAGCAGAACTAATTGAAAAGTTTTTAAATGGTGCACATCACATGCTTGAACAAAATACTCCTATAAAAAGAGAAATTGTTAAGCATCAAGGGCTATACGGAGTGTCTTTAGTTAAATTTGAGTTTGCAGGAAGTCAATGGGGAGAGATGCCTGAACCACCCGAAGAAGGCGGAGACATGGCTGACTACGAAAAGAAAGTCAAAGAAATTTCAGAGAACCGAAGGTTTAAGTTCCCGATTATATCAGAAGTAGTTAACCCTCAAGAGTGCGTGTGGGATACTGCAAGTACACATCCAAGGTGGATAATCAGAAACACAGAGATTGATTCTGAATGGGTAATGGCTCATTTCCCTGACTTTGAAGGAGAGATGAAAGACGGCAAGTGTGAGTTTGCTGAAGTATGGACTTCCACTCATGTGGGATACATGGCAAGTGGCAGATGGGCACTTGAACCTAGAAGGCACGCCTACGGAAGGATTCCTTGGATATTATTTCACCCTCAGACAGGAATTAAAACTATCGGTAACAAACCTGAACACATGTACAGAGGCATAGGTGCAGGTAACTTTGGCATGATAAAAGCCGAATCAAGGCTAGCCTCTCAATATTTAGATATCGTTTCAAGAAATGCTTGGTCTTCTTTGAATTTCAAAGGACCAAGAGGTATGACCGAAGAAGTTATGCAGGAATTCTCACAAGAACCGGGAGCAAGAAATTATGTTCCCCCTAACGTAGATATTGAACCACAGCAAACTGCAGAAGCACCGCAGAGCATATTGCAAGCGATGAACACATTAGAAAGAGCAATCGAAGCAAACACTGTGCCTGCAGTTGCTAGGGGAGAAAGACCAGTTGGTGCTGCAAGTGGATATCACACAGCAGTATTAGCAGGTATCGCAAGTTTAAACTTCGGTGCCGTAGTTGATGCTACTGAGCGTGGTTTTCAGGAAGCCAACGAAATTGTACTTAGAATTGTTGAAGATGTAATAGGAGATACAGTAACTGTATTCGGAATGACAGAAGCAGGAAGCATGGATGCAAGAATAAAACCAAACGATATTCGTGGTCATTATGTGAGTGCAGTTCGTTTAACATCCACAAGTCCTGAAGAACAAGAACGAAAACTGTCATTGTGGAGAGACACATGGAGAGCAGGTTTTGTTGACTGGACTACTGCCCTACGAAAAGCTGGCGTGTCTAATCCGCTTGAAGTTGTGGGTAACAGGATTGCAGAAGACTTCTTTAACTTACCAGATATTCAACAGGCATTCTCTGCATTGGCTGCTCAAAGCTTGCCGATATTACAGCAGGCAGTTGAGGCTGCACAACAAGGCGCAGGTGGAATAGACACTGCATCTATAGCAGAGAATATATTAGCCGGAGGGGTTGGACTTCCGAACGCAGGTCAGTTTGGTCAAGGTAATCAAGCTGCAGTAGGCGCACCAACAGGTGGTCAAGTAAGACCAGTAATGCCCGGAAGCGTAGATGAACAAAATTTAATAGGCAGACAAATGGCAAGTCCACGTAGAGGACCACAGCCAAGCGTAGGTGCAGATGTGCCTCCGGGTCTGGATAATATAGGAGCATAATGAGTTACAAGCCAGAAGGAAAATCAGTAAAAGGACTCACCCCAATAGAAGCTGGGTTTGTTAAATTTTTTGAAAGAATGGAAACTGCATTTAAAAATGTCAACAATAATTACAAAAATATAGAAATACAAAACCCTAAGCCTGTCCAAAAGAATCCACGGACTCCTGACAGAGACGCACCTAATCCATTTCAAGGAGGATTCTAATGACTATGCCTTTTGACACATACGGTATGTCTGCTAGAATGCGGGCACTTAAAGATGAAGAAGACAGGAGAAGAGAGCTTCAAATAGCTTTAGGAAATCCTCAATCTGACACTATTCAGGAAACTGTAGATAAAGTTGGGTATGGACCTTTTAATCCTACGGTTGACCCTAATAAAAGCGGACCTCCGGAATGGGGAGGAGTTTTTCCTCAACAAGTGGTAGACCAACAGATAAGCTTAATGCCTTCAGGGGCTTTTTCGGGACCTACCCCTGCGCAAGTAGCGGCAAATCTACGGGCGCAAGAAGAAGCGAGGTTATTGCAATCTGCACGAACTACATACGCGCCGTCATTAGCAGACTCAACAACAGCTATGAGTTACGCTCCAACAATAGATTACGAGTCAGCCGAAGAAGCTCAAAGACGAAGAGAAAGAGCAGCACAGATGGAAGCAATGGAGCTTGACGCTAGATTGCGTGCACAGCAACAAGAGACTGCAGCAAGAGAGTCAGGTGGCTTTGGTTCAATGCAATATGGCACTTCAGTTGACAGACCGGGTTTATTTACACCAGATACACCAGCTCCAACACCACAAGAGCAATTAGCATCTTTACAGGAAGCTGAAACTTTAAAAAATACTTTAGCAAGTGCTGTTTTTGGTGACATCGGAAAATGGAACAGTTTTGTTTCAACTACTGACTTTGGGTATGAATCTGGTCCGTTAAGAGCGTTAGAAAGTATTGGCATTACCAAAGAAATGATGAGGTCTCAAGACCCTGAAGTCCTGCGAAATATGATTCAACAAATTATTGATACAAATATATTAGCAGACCCCGGTTTTGATACTGCAAGCACATTATTCTCAAATATACCTTTTGGGGAAACTCCGGAGTCAAACAGACTAAAAAGAGCCCTAGACACAAACCAAAGGTTACAGGAATTACTTAGCGGAACTCCTAGTGCTTCAGGACCAAATATAGTAGACAGTGCGCAAATGGCAGTTGATGCTGCCGGTGGTGGACCTGCAACTACAAGCACAACTCCTGCACAATCAATGAGCCCTGCAGATATAGCAGCTCAAACGCAATACACTGGAGACGTAACTCCTAGTGCCAACATTGCACAACAACAAACAGTTTCTGCAAATGCAGGAGACATATTTAATCAAGCTTATGATGCCTTAGCATTATTAAGAAGCGGAAGTACAGGTTCAAGATTACCTGTTGGAATTTTTGCCATTGCACAGGAAGAAGCAGAAAACGGTAACTTGAATGGACCGGCAAATCAATTAGTCACTGCCTTTAATGCAGAGCAGGCTGGACTAACTCCTTTTGGAGAAGACACTAGAGCTAGAGCAGAATTTGATGCACAGCAAAGAGAGGCAGAAAGAGCGTTCCAGACAACTGAAAGGACAGGAACTCAAGACTTCACTACCTCTGAAAGAGAAGGCACTCAAGACTTTGTTACTGGTGAAAGACTAGGAGCTGAGGCATTCACTACTTCTGAAAGAGAAGCAACTGAAGGATTTGTAACCAGCGAAAGAGTAGCAACTCAAACATGGCAGGCTGGAGAAAGTCAAAAGCAAAGAGATTTAGAATCAGATATAGCTGAAGGTTTAAACGAAACAAACATTACTATAAATCAAGTAGCTACTGAAGCGAACAAATACATTGCTGAACAAAACAACTTAACTGAAAGAGATATTGCCCTATTCAACAACAATACTGCAAAAGAAGTTGCTGAAATTACAGGCTTAAATCAAGGTAAAGTTGAAGATATAAAAGGTGAATGGGCAAGAATAGTTGCCATGCAAACTGGAAGTGACCAAATATCAATACAAAACATTATTCAAAATGCAACTAATCAGCGAAAAGCAGAAGAACTGTTAAGTGCCGAAAGAATATCAAACGCTCAGATAGCAAGCGCAAAAGCACTGCAAGAAATTATAGGGGGAGACCAACTGGCTTTAGTTGAAGCACAAAATACTGCAGCATTAAATGTTGCAAATGCTAACAATACGTCTGCAGAAGCTATTGCAGCCCTACAAGGTGATGATGCTTTTTCATTAGCAGAAATGCAAATAAGCAACCAATTTGCTAATGAAAAAGAAATATCAGCAATACAAAAAGAATATCAAAAGGAACTTGCTACCTTAACAGGCACAACTGAAGAACAGATTGCAGGAATAAATAACGCTGCAAATAAAGAGCTAGAGGATGCAAGAATAGCAGGAAATAAGGCAGCTTACGAAGCACAAATAGCTTCTGCAGAGACCATATCCACAGCACAATTAGAATCTGCTGAAGGCATAGCCAAAGAAGCAAGAGACTTGCAGGTTAGCGAAAGCGCTTTAGATAGAGCGACACAAGAAGCTATTGCGAAAACTCAATATCTAAACGACCTTCAGCCTGCAGAGTTTGCTACATTGCAAAAAGACATTGCAAGAGGCGGACTAAGCGTGGAGGAATCTGAAAACCTTGCTGCACTTGTGGCAAGAGGTGGTCTTACTGCAGAACAAAGATTAGCTGAAATGAGCGCTGAAAGTAGGACAGATGAGATGAATGCTTTTCTTGCACTACTTTCAAACCCAAGCGCTTTAGGAGCTTTTGTTACTGCAATATCCGGCGAGTTACCGTTTGAAGCAGTGCCTACGATGTCGCAACTGTCAGACATGACCCCAAACAGAATACAGTATTTACAAGGTGCACTATCTGCATTAGGCATAGACCCTCAAACATTTATAAGGATGGCACAAGATGTTACTCCTCAAGCATTTCAAGAAACAGGACCATTTGGTCAAATTTCAGCAATGATAGCGTGAGGTAATTAATGCCAACACCGTGGGAAAGAATGCAACAAAGAACAGGAAACCCCTATAGAAACTCGTCTAGTTTTAAGGGAAGAAGCTTAGCTGCAGCCAAGCTCAAAGAATATCAACCACCTAGTGCTTTAGGTAGCACAATAAATGTAGAGGTGGACCCTGAGGTAGAAGCTCAAAAAAGAAAAGAGGCTCAGCTTAAACAACAACAGAGGATGAGAGGTTTGCTTAGCGGACCTGCAGCTTTATTTCCAAATATCCGTGATTTTAAAGAAGGGGACGGATTAAAGCTGGGAGTAGAAACAACTAGCGCTCCTAATGAAAATGAGTTTGGTTTCTCCACTCCATTTAAATACGCATACCAAAAAGCTGTCGCCCCAGCTTTAAAAGGATGGCAAAGCTTAACAGAAACTACTGCAGGTTTAGTAGCGACTCCATTTAGCACAGAACTTCAATCTGCAAAAAACAGAGGAATATCTGCAGGAGACAGGTGGAGAGAATTAGACTTACCGACAGCAAGAATAGGTAAAGAAAAAGGTGAGGGCATCGGCTTTGATGTGGGAGTTAAAGGCGCTGTTGAATTATTGGTAGACCCAGTTGGATGGGCAATGACAGTATTACCGGTAGGTTTGGCTTTTAGAGCCGCATCTTATCCTGCAAAAAGACTTGGTGCTGTCGCGGGAAGGTTAACAGGCTTAACAGCAGCATCAAAAAAAGGGAAGGCTATATTTAAAGAAGCTGCTGAAAAAGCAGACATAGCTATAAAGTCTGAAGACACTGCTGCAACTAGAGACATTTTTAAAGAACTGTGGGAGAGGAACACCCTAACTGAAAGTGGCAAACAAAGAAATCTTGTGGGCAGCTTAGAGGATTCTCCTATAATTGCAAGAGCTCATTCAGATATGAATGTGCTTATGAATTACGATGAAGTGATGGACGCAACCAATCAGCTTGGGTACACAGAAGGGCTAATTGCATACATAAACCACAAAGCTACCAAGTCTGCTAAAAATAAAAGCGGAGTTTTTTTTAGGGCTATAAACAACCCTATACAAAAATTTAAGCCTAGCGTTGCAAAAAGAATGACAAAAGAAGGCAGAGTAGAAACTTATTATAATCAGTATATAAGCGCGATAGCCACAGAAGCTACACTGCAAAAAAATAAGTTTTTAGCCTTTAAGGATTCTTCCGGCAAAGAGAGGACTTTCAGAGAATTGTTTGACGCCAATCCTAAAGAGATTGAAATGGAAGTGCCAATCAAAACGGAAACGGCTAGTGCTAGACAAGCTAAAGAGGAACTTGCAGAGAAGGGAATTGTAGAACCTCCTCCTACAATAACAAGAAAAGCTACTCAGGACTATGCAAAGTTTAAAATCTCTTCTGAGACAATACCTATGAATATATTTGACCCTAGTGATTTATCTACAACTACCAGTTCTCATAATTTTATAAATGATATTGCTGACGCAACCGGATTTGATGCAAGTGATATTGATTCATTAATAAGGGTAGAGGTTAATGTAAACGACAATGTAGTTAACCTTACAACTACCCAAGGATTCACAATAGGAAGAATAGACATTACAGAGATTGTTAATGGAAGCACAGATTCTTTAAAGTTATCTAATATAAAACTAACAGGGCAAGGACAAAAAGAGCTAAGAGAAAAAATCCATGGAGACTTAATAAGGTCAAACAAACGAAGCGATACTGCTGGAGTCAAGGTACAGAAAGACTACGACAAAAAAAGTGGGAGATACAGGCAAAACTCAAACGGTTTCTTTGAAGATATAAACACTGCAGGTTTTTCGTTCACCCCTTCGGACACTGTTATTTGGAGGCTGCCTAAAATATTCGACAAAGAAAAAGTGGCAAAAACAACGAAGTGGGAAAGTCAGGTAGGAGAAGAAATCCTGACAGGAAAAGGTACTGCCGGTGGAGAGCTAAGGGAAAGATTAGCAACAAGGCTGGACGACATAATTGAAAGAATAAACGTTTCAAGAAAGATAACTCCAGAAAGACGAGCTAAATTCACAGGAAGAGAAAATAGTGCCTATTTAAAGCTTACACAGACTCAAATTAAAGAAGCACAAGAAATATATAAAAGCACTATTAATAATTATTTTGATGAGGTTGCCAAATTTATTGACGACGCTAAAGATATTAGAAAGATTAAAACATTAAATTTCCAAACTAGAACTATAAGGGAAACGCCAAAAGAAACATTGCAGTCTACGTTATCAAAAAACCTTGATGAGGCTAAGGTTCAGCTTCAAGACCAATTAAGTGAATTGAGATTGCAGTTTGATGACCAGATACAGTTTACTACTTTATCTGACTCCCTTTTAAATCTGAGAAACCTAGATGAAGGATTAAGGGCAGGTCAATTAAGAGTAAACAAGGTGTCAGGCAGAACCAATCAGGGCATTAACGATGTATTAAGTGATGCTGAGTGGAACGGAGTAACCAGAGAAATAATCCGGCAATACGCAAAAAAGGATAAAGATAACACTATTGACTTTCTTGTAAGAACTGATGATATAGATGCCGTTGACCCGACTATTAACACTTTGTTTAGCAAGTCGTTGGCTTTTGACGGAAAGACTGTATTCGATGACTTTGAAAGAATGTTTGGCAAGAACTCAAAAAGAGTAGGAAAGAAGTCAACTACAGAGGTATTACAGGAAGCAAAAGAGCTTAAAGAAATTGGAAAGCAAGCAGGTGTTGACCCGTCGATAAGAAGCAGAAAAGCTGGAGAAACCGTAGATGCTGCAAAAGAACTAAAAGCAGAGTTCAAAGAGTTATATAAAATAGGAATGGACGATGTGTCTGCGTTAGAAAAAGAGATGCCAGTGCTTCAGTTTTTAGATATGGCAGGGTTCGTAGTTGGGCATTCACACTCAACAGGAAAGCCAATTAGGCTCTTTGACACAGGATATTTTGACTTAAGTAATGACCAAATTAGATATTTAGAATCGTTTTATGATGTATTTGATAGAGGAGCACAAATACTAAGAGAAGAGGGTGCGCTTAAAGCCTTTGATGATGTTGTTTTATTCAAGAGCTCTAACTATGTTCGCCATCTTGTTGAGGATTGGGGTGACGCAACGCTTGAATTGCAAGTAACAGATGACATTATGAAGGGCAACAGAGTTTCCAATAAAATGGCTAAACAAGCATTTCAAAAGAAGCGTTCTTTTAGGGATTCTGTTTCAGAAGGTTTTGAGCAGGCAGGAATTAAATATTTAGATGACCCTGCGAATATGGTAGAAGCCTATGTAAAAGAAATGCAACAGGCTGTGGCTAACGCACAGTTAACGCGTAAAGTTAAAGTTGCTGCAGCAGAACATATCAGAGAAATAGCAGACCCTTCTAATCAAACGCAAGTTATAAATGCAGTCAAAACGCTAAGCAGAGGGTTAAGAGAATTCGATGTGGCAGCAGGTGGAGACACCACAGAAGTTACGCAATTAATAAAAAGCTACAAAGAGTTTCCTGAAGCGCAAGCTTTAATTTCCGAGCTTAATCCAAATGTTAGCAAAAACCTTTCAGAATTAATTAATAACCCTTTGCCAAATGACGCATCGGAATATAAATATTTCATAAGCAACAATATAGGGACAGACGAACTAGATACATTGATTACTAGCATTGCAGACCAAGAAAGGCTGCAAAAGTCAGCTATGAAAAAATATGCAGAAGCTCAAAAAACTAAGAAATTTACTCTAAAAACTTCTGAGGAACTAGGAAGTGGAATATTTGGAAGAGAAAAGAAAGCGACTCAGATGAGGCAACTGCAAAGATATAACGGCTCTAAAGATGGGGCTAATATAGCAGACCTAGAAGGATTGCTGTTTGATGAAGATGTTGCCAGAAGCATAGAGGATACCTTAGGTATAGCAGAACCGGGAGCATTTGATAGATTTGCAGAAAGCGCTGGAAAGCTTGGAGATGCCGTCAGGTTGATGCAGACAGCTATAGACGTAGGTACTCCTTTCTTGCAAGGACTTCCTACTCTTGTAACTCACCCTGTTGTCTGGGGGAAAGCCACAGCTAATATGTACAAGACTATTTTTTCTCCTAGTAAAGGGGGGAACAAGATGAGGGTGCAGTTTTATGTTGATAAAGCAGACACGATAAGAAGAATGAATCGACAGGGAATAAGCATGGCTGGGCAAGGTAATGATTACTTTAGAGCTTTAGATAGAGGAGGCACAGCAGATTTCTTAAAAGGAAAAGGCTTCGGAACAGACACTCTTCCAAACAAAATTGGGACTGGCTTCGATAAAGGCGTCGGAAGATTTCAAGACGGTTTTGAACATTTTGGAGACCAGATAAGAGTAGCCTTATTTGAAGCGCACGAAGACCAAGTTATAGGAAGATTAGGTAGAGAAGCTAGGATATTATATGAGCAAACAGGAGAAATTACGGACCTTGCTACTAAAAGAGACCTTGTTGAGCTAGGTGAGTATGTAAATCAAATGACTGGGGCATTTAGTCACACTCAAAACATGATTTCAAGAAGACAAGCAAACATGGAAAGAGCGTTTTTATTGTTCTCCCCTGCTTACACAAGAGCTTCTTTAGGTTTAATGGGCAGCGTATTATCAGGTGGATTAAAAGGAAAACAAGCTCATAAAGCCATGAGAAACATGCTTGCCGCAGGTGTAAGCTTTCATTACGCGCAAGCAGCAGTAAGAGCGGAAGCTACAGGAGAACCTATAGAAAAACACTTAAACCTAGACCCTTCTAAGTCTAGCTTTTTAACAACCGATATTGCAGGAGTTAAAGTTGGGTTTGGTTCTTTTTGGAATAGCTCTGCAAAGCTTATGGCAAGAATAGTCGCAGACCCTGCGTTTAGAGGAGATGTATTGGATTCTCCTTTGCTTATGACAGGAGCAGGAAGAGGACAGTCTGGCTTTGATGAGTCAGGAATTAAATCTAAAATAGCAAACAATCCTGTTGTTCAATGGCTAAGAGGAAGAAGCTCTCCTGTTGGTTCCCAATTCTGGAATCTAGGCATGGGTGCAAATTACCTAGGAGAAGAGTTAAGCCCTGTAAGTATAGATTATTTTCAAGAAGTAGGTGAAAATATGTTCCCTTTTTGGGCGCAAAACTTTTTTGATTCAGGGTTAGCAAATGGAGCTACGTCTATGCTGCCTGAGTTCGCAGGTTTACGAAGCTACGAAATACCTCCGTGGGAAAGAAGAACTGAAATTAGAAATGATTTTGCAATGAGAACATACAACGAGCTATGGAAAGACCTTAATGACGCACAGAAGGCTAACATAGAAATTGAGTTTGAATCGCACCCTAGCATGCAAAGACTAAGGGAGCTAGATGCCGAGATGAAAGAAACAAGGAGAGTTGTTGGTGGAGGAGAGATGGATAATCTACTGGACGACTATCACAACGACCAAGATAATTTACAGGCAGGCTATGCTGCAAGAACAGCAGAGATAGTAAACTTATACAACAGCAGAGCAGAAGATGAGCAGGGCTTAATACTTTCAACTCCATCAGATTTAATTAAGCAGGAGAAGTTAATTCGTGCTGATAAAAATGCAGGTCTTAAGCTCCTTGATGACCCAAACGTCAACCCTCAGTACAAGAAGGTCAAGGCTTACTACGATTCTTTTAATGATTTTAACAATAAAGAGAAACCTGAAGACCACTTCGCAGAAAAATATGCAGACATATACTTTTCTCCTAAATGGGACAGGGTGACATATTATGACTTCCAAGGAAGGGATGCAGAGTTACAGGATTTAGTGAACTCTTGGGGTGGAGACGGAGAAATGCTTAGAGATTATGCCAAAGGAATTTTGTTTGGAAGGAAAATGGCAGTAGACCCTATAATCCAAGAATTTTATATAGGGCAGAATAAGTATTTTGATTTGTACTACAAAGGAGCTCATGAAGCCATCTTCTCAGTAAAATACGATGGAGAGTTTGATGAGCTATATGAAAGATGGAGAACGTCAGGAACTAGAGACCAAGAACTTATCTTAGAAAAGAACAAAAGGTTTGCTCGAGCTTTTAGAGAAATTAGCTCAGTAAGAGAATCTATGAGGGAAATAGACCAAGGACTAGATGCGTTTTTATATAGATTTAGGGTTGGTGGCATAGGTAATTTAAAGCACAGAAGCAACAGAGACAGAGAAGACGAGCTCAACCAACTTGGGCACATGGAAACGTATGTTCAAGAGTGGAAGGTTGCAGGACAATAAAATGAATATTATAATCAAAAACAGTAAAACATTGGAAAGGCTACGGCATGACCACAGAAAAAGATAATATTGAACAATCAGAGACTACGGTTGATGATACAACTGATACACCTGTTCAAAGCGAGACTGAAGAGTCCGCACCAGATGTATTAGAACAGGCAGTACAAGAAGCGGAAGCTAAGGCAGAACCCGAAGAACAGCCTTCGTACTTAACTAAAGATGATGTCGAGAGACTACTGGAAGAACGAAAAAGTGCGTTTGATAACGCGCAAGGTCGAGCTCAGCAGTACACGAACCAAAAAGTTCAGGAGATTCAGGAAGGAGCCAAGGCTCAAATTTCAGAATTCATGAACGACTTTTCATCTATATTGGACGAGGACCAAAAAGAGGTCTTAGACCAAAAGATGCAGGAGAGAGAAAGAAAAGCTAAAGAAGAGAAACTTGACCGGTTAATTGAAAACATGGACAAGCCTCAACAAGGCTCTGGCGTAACTCCTGAAAATCTTGAAGACTTGGAATCTGCAGTTAAGGACACTGCTACAGCTTTAGGGCTAGACATTGATGTTAGAAGTAACAAAGAGGTCTGGCAAGGTTGGAATGCAGGCATGAGTTTTACTCAGTCTGTGAAGATAGCTAACCAGAACCTAAAAGCTTTAGCACAAAACGGAAAAAAACAACCTGTAGCTCAGGAGCCGGCAGCACAGAAAGTGCCACCGTCTACTCAAGGAGCTCCTACACAACCTAAAAGGGCGTATAGGAACTTAGGAGACTTATCTACAGCATTTACTAATGGACAAGTTTCTGCAGAAGACTACAGGAAGTTAAAAAAACAACTTTGAAATAAAGGAAAGATAAGATGGCAAGTGGACTATCACTATCGTCAAGTTCGAGTCTGTCAGACATGTCAAGAATTGTTATTGCTTCTGCAATAGCAAACATTGAGCCTGCTGGTCCTACAAACCAGTTGGTAGCTAGATACGATATTCCTCAGGGTGCAAAGCAAGTTAACATTCCAGTATGGGGTAGAAACGATGCTGCAGCACTTACTGAAGGTATTGACATATCAGTTCCTCAACAACTGTCTGTTACTGTGACAAGCATAACTGCTTCTGAGCACGGTATCATGACGTTTGTTTCTGATAGATTGGCTAGACAAAACAACGAAGACATATTAGCACACGTAGGTGAAGTGCAAGGTGGTGCTTTAGGAAGGTTACTAGAAAGTGACCTTACAACTTTGTTCGATGGGTTTTCAAACTCAATCGGCTCTGATGGCAGCTACCTTACTTACTACCACGTAGCAGGTGCAGTGTCTTACTTAAAAACTGACAACAACGCTTCTTACGGAATGGCTCCGGGAACTGCAAGTGGTGTATTTCACCCAGAGCAAATCAGAGCATTCGTTCAAGAAGTAACTGGTATCCAAGGTGGAGGTACTACTGGTATGGCTGCACAGCCTATCCCAGAAGGTATTACTGCCGAAGTGGTACAAAACTACTTCAGAGGAAATGAGAAAGCCTTTGGTGTTCCAATTTACCAATCAGGTGTATTAAGCCGAGATGGTTCTGGTGACGCTAAGGGTGCTATTTTCGTTCCGCAGGCTTTAGCTTTGGCTATGGCTCACGAAATGGAAGCTGAAGAAGAAAGAGATGCGTCATTAAGAGGTACTGAAATGGTAATGGTAGGTGAATGGGGAGAAGCTGAAGTAGCTGACCCTTGGGGTGTAGAAATGTATGGTGCAGCTGACGCACTATAGGAGATTAGATGGCTACTCAACAACAGGATTACTTTATAAAAGAGATTGATAGTAATGAAGAATACCTTTATACAACTATCTATGATTCAGTTAGTGGTGACCCCTTCCGTGTAAAAACGGACAGGGTTAATCATTACCTCTCTAAATTAAAGAGACAGTCCAAGTTGGAGGGTAAGCAATTAGTCTTCTCTGGCGAATGGATACCATCCTTCGTCAAAACTAAAGAAGAAATTATTGGTTCTCCGTCTTCCGGCAAGACCGATAGGGTTGCTCCTGTCGGACAAGTTAATGCTGGGAAGCGAAGAAGAGGTAGGAGAGGTAGAAAGAAATGACTACTGACATAAAGACAGAGCAGTGGGAAACCATTGTAAAAGAAATCAAGTTTGAGAATAATTGGAATGAAGTCTTAGAGAAACATCTCAAGGATAACAATCTAACTAAACTTCCTGAACCTGAATGGTCTGATGACCCTACCATGGCTTACATATATCTACCTGCTAAGTCGCTTAAAAGCGACACTGTTAGGATGGACAAAACCAAAGCACGAATGTTTCCAGAAAGCATCGTTGGGTATCTTGAGAAAGGCGGACTGATGAAGCTCCCTGCAAAGGTTGAAGCATCTCAGAGCTCGCAATCAAAGGAGCAGCTCCCCAAGATGGAAACGGAGAAACCAACTACAAAGAAAATAAAACTACCTAAAATAGGAGAATAAAACAATGACCGTAGGTACTAGACAATACGAAAGTGTTAACTCTACTACTACTACCATGTCTGGAAACGCTGATTTGACAATTACTGCTGCAAGCGACAAATTGCAAATCGTTGACCCGGGAGGTAGTGCTAGAAACTTAGACCTCATTTTTGTTGATGCTTCTGAAACTGGTGTAACAACTGGTTTCGCTGAAGTATATATACAGAACGAGGCTGATGCAGATGAAGGGTTAACTATCAGAGATGGAAACAACTCTGATAATGCTATCGGTGTTCTTGACCAGAACGCTGGTGGATGGTTTAGATTCGTTGGAGGACAATGGGTGTCTTCAACATCTGGACTTAACTAAAATTAATTAGTTTAATAATAGCAGGAGAGGCTTTAGTACATTGATTGTTGACTAAGGTTTAATAAGCCTTTCATTTTCCTCTCCTGCTTGAATAAGGAGAAATATGGCTGAATTTAAATTTGAAAAAGAAGAACCTAAGAAAAAATCTTCTAAGAAAAAAGAAGAAAAAAAAGTAGAAGAAACTACTGAAAAATCTGAATAAGGAGAAGCATGGCATTTGGACATCAAAAATTAACAGTTGATGCTACAGTAAGGTCACTAACAGTACCTAATGACGTTAACTTTGCACAGATTAAAGTTGAAACAGCAGCAATAAGATACAGAATAGATGGCACAGACCCAGCAACTGCTGTAGGTGTGTTAGTTAGTGCAGGAGATGCTTTTACTGTTTATGGAGCAGATACTTTAGCTCAAATTAAAATGGTTGAAGCAACAAGCACAGACGCAGTTATTAACGTATCTTACGGAACTGCAAACACTGGCATACATGGCGTTATTATAAATACAGCAGCGTAGTAGGCTTATGGGTAAATATACTAAAGCCAACAAAAACAACATATTCAAAGAAGAACCTGAGATATCAGTTTCAGAACATCTTGTCACTAAAAAGGGCAAGAAAATGAAAATGGTAATACCCGAAGGAAAGATTGGGTATGGTGACGTAGAGTCGCATGCCCAAATGGCAGGTGATTTAGCAACCAAGCACTCTGACGATACTAAGGCTGGACAGAAAGCCTACGAAGAAGTCAGGAAGCACAGGTCAGAAGATACTGGTTCAACTGTAGAAGAAAACGAACTAAAGATGGCGTATGCAAAAATGCAAGGACGAATGCCGGTTGTACAAACTTTTAATATAGCTGACCCTGTTACAGGGCAGGTTATAGCTCAAGACTTCTTGTTTATGAAAACAGACAAGAACGGTTTAACCAGACCACTCAAGATAAGGGTGGATGTCCAGACGGGCAAGACCACGGAGGTTCCTATATAATGGCTACCACAACTGCATTAAGCGCAATACTCCCTCAGCTTGGAAGAAGAATCGGCTCATACATAGGTTCTTTTAGTACAACAACTGCTATTGGGGGAACAGGGTCATTAACTGTAGTAATTTCTACAGAACTTAGAGATATAGGTTTTACAGATGATGATGTATTAAATGATTCTTTTATTAAGATTACAAGTGGTAACAACCTTAATGAAGTTAGGCTTATATCTGATTACACAGGTAGCACCGGAACAATTACAATAACAGGGACTGATTTGACTGGAGATAGCAGCACAGGAACTACATTTGAAATTTACAGATATGACCCTGACCAACTAAGAGATTCGCTTAATGATGCAGCAAGGCAGGCTTTTCCAGCTTTATTTAAAAGGGTTGATGACAGGACTCATACCGTTGCGCCCGGACAGGCACGTTACGCAAGACCATCAACTATAGAGCCGGGTTATATAAGGCAGGTATATTTAGTACCCAAGATTGAGTCAAAGACATACTCAGAGAATATCCTTAAAGACCAGAACTGTGATTTTGAAGAAAGTTCGAGTGCATTAACTGATTGGAGTGACTCAGCCAACATCACAGATGCAGTAGAGGCTGATACTACTACCCCAAATAACTTTATGGTTTACAGGGGAGACCAATCAGCCAAGCTAACATGTGCAGCAACAAGCACAGGAACTTTTACAATATCAGTGACTGACCCTACCAATTACGAATCAGAAGAGCTAAACTTTTCTATATGGGTATATTCAAAATACGCAAGCCTTGTATCGCCGATAATACAAATAGATTCAGACACTGCCACTTCAGGTACAGCCCACAGTGGAGGTGGCTGGGAAAGATTGACAGTCTCTGCTACAGCCTCAAACGTTGGAAGCACAATAAAAGCAGGCTTAACTTTCGCAAGCAACAGCGCAATATATACTGTATATGCAGACGAAGCTATCCTAACTTCTGGTCCTAGCGAAGTACCTATAGCTTATGAGGCTATTGTTTTTGACTGGTCAGAAGAAGGAGATAACTTAGTATTTAATACACAACAACCATCTCACTATAACTTGCATATAGTAGGTTGTGGTGCATTGGAAACATTAACTGCTGGTGCAGATACAATTACCCTTGAGCCACATCGTGTTAACTTGCTTGTGGACTATGCAGCACTCACTTTCTTTGAGGGAGAGCTAGACCAGACTTCTGCTGAAGACCAGAATGCTATATTAAGACAGATAACTCACTACCGAAATAAGACTCAGAACGGCAGAGGAGAGATGGTAGCCCCTACCTTGAAGAAGAATTTGCTACCTGCAGCCGGCTCAACTTCATACGGGATTTACTGATGCCCTCAAATTACGATGTCAAAATAACAAAAACTGACGGAAGTAGCAATGAAGTATTGCTAACTTTGGACAGAGGCGAAGCAAGTGGAGGATACTCAGTAGAGCATGTGTCTCCTGCTCCTCCCAACCAAGCATCAGATGCAGCAAACTATCAACAGCAATCACCAGACTTAGGTCTTGTATTAGACCAAGACACATTTCACAGAGGATTTGGACAATCTCTATTAGAGCGTTTTGATGACGCAAGTACAGCTAATGCTGCTAAAAGTCGTTACGCCTACTCTGACAAGGTGTTAGGTATGTTTAAAGGTGAGTTAGTAATGGGTTACAAAGAGGATGATGTTGGAGTTATATTAAAAAATGGTTCTTTAGAAGATGGAACTGTAACAGACTGGACAGGAAGTAGCGTTACTGTTGCTATAGAATCCACAACAGTTCGTACTGGAAGTTATAGCCTAAAGGCTACTTTAGGTTCAAACAGTGGAACAGTTAGTCAGGCTTATGCAGGAACAGTAAGTGTGTTAAGAAGCAGAGAAGTTACATTTTCTGCTTTTGTAAGAAGGTCAAGTGGTTCAGGAACCATTACAGCTAAGATTACAGATAGCGCAGGAACTACTACAGGCACAAGTTCTACAAGTGCTGCAGCAAGTGACTGGGAGGTAGTATATGCAACCAGAACTATTGATTCTGGTGCAACAAGCCTTACCTTTACTTTAACTGGAAGCGCCGATGAAGATGTATTTTTTATAGATGATATTAATGTGACTCCTACTGGAGGAGTAAACTGGACTACGCCACAAGAATTTGAAGGCAACGTGTATGCAGCAGCAGGTAGGTGCGTATATAAATGGGATGATTCCAATGAATATTGGCACGTAGTTTATGCTGATGCAGCGTATGATATTACAGACATGATTAGCTTTGACGGAGCTTTATACATAGCGTTTGGAACAAGTCAGGTCTACTACAGAAGTACAGACGGAACTACTTGGGCAGTGCCTAGTACCAATTCAGGTAATGCACGATTTGCTACATATTTTGAAAGAGCAAGGAATGCTAGTGGAAACTATGCTTTATTTAAGAATAGAGCTAACTATGTAAACGTATCTACAGACCCAAGCGATACAGCTAACTGGGGAAGCGAGATACAGGTAGGTGACTCTGATAGAAACATAACTAGCCTTACGTCTGCCAATGATATTTTATATGTAGGAAGAGAAGACGGGTTGTTTTCTTATGACAGAGCAACTCAAAAATTCAGAGACCTGCAACCTGAAGCAAACTTCTTCCCGGACTCAAATAACTTTAAATCATCTATAGGTAGAGCAGGAAGTCTGTTTGCATCTGGAGGAGACCAATCGTTTTGGTCTATAGGAGACGGTTTCTTTGATGGAGCAAAGAATTGGACGGACCTATCCTATTTATTTAAAGCTGCAGGTATACGTGGGTACGGAGGCAGAGTTACTGCTGTAACTCAAGATAGAAACAACTTGTTCGTAGCTTTAGCTGATGACTTAGAGGGAGACGCAGGCTTTTCGTATGACTTTCCCTTTACATTTGCAGGAGCCGGGAAATCTAAAGCTGTAAAATTACTAGGAGTAAGAACTCAGCGTGAGTCAGCGACTGACAACCCAGAGACAGTGGCTCACTCTATATCCAATTTCAATGTATCTGAAATTACAGCTATGGGTAAATTTAAAGGTGCAGATGCAGTAAGAACTAGCATGTTTGTGCTAGGAAACAAGATTGAAGATGATTTGGCTGCAATATCAAACGACACAAGTTTAAGAGCAATTAGGCTTAGAATGCCTATAAGAAACGAAAACCCTGCCCTTAACTCTTTATCTGAGCATAGTTTATCTGGAGCTTTCTATACTTCTTGGGTTAATTTTAACTTTCCTGATGTAGAAAAAAGCGCAGTAAAGATAAACATAACAGGCAAGAACTTAGATTCTAATAAGTATGTAACTGTATCTTACAAGACCGATGATGATACCGATGATGATACTTCAGGCTGGACTGTGTTTGGTTCTGATGGTAAAGCAACATCAGCTTCTACAACTATAACTTCAAGTATTCAGCTTAACTTTAAACGTATTAGATTTAAATTAGCATTTACCACTAATGATGCTTCAAGTTCGCCTATTATTACAGGGTTTGTGTTTCATTCTATGTGGAATCCTGTTGAGTTTAGGAAATGGGGAGTGGTAGCTAAACTAAGCGATAAACGTAGCTTAGCAATGCGAAGAGTTAGAAACCAAACACTTCGTACAGCAGACCTTAATAATCTGGAGACCTTGAGAAAAGAACCTCTTATACTTTATACTGACCTTGATGGCACAAGTCATTACGTTAGCATGAGGTATAGGGACGAGTTAATCAAATCTCGAATACAATCGACAAGAAACGTACAACTTGACCAGACTAGGAGGTTAGTCCTAGAACTCACGGAGGTGAAAACAAGCTAATGGCAAACGAATTTAAACATAAAACCGTAGGCACCCAGCTTACGCAGACAGAATGGGAAGCTGTTGGTGGACACGTATTTGACAGCCAAGCTGCCGGAGATACAGTTTATGCAAGCTCTACAACGCAGTTATCAAGACTAGGCATAGGCACAGCAGGCAAGGTTCTTATGGTTAACTCTGGCGCATCAGCTCCAGAGTGGTCAGCAGCACTAACAGGAGTAACTTCTATATATGCTACTGATTTAATAATAGGCGAGGACTCACAGACTGCCATAGACTTTGGTACTACTAATGAAATTGATTTTAAAGTAGACAATGCAGCAAGATTAACTTTAACTACTGGAGCATTATATCCTGTAACTGACAACCAAATAGACTTAGGCACAGCTTCACTTGAGTTTAAAGATGCTTACTTTGATGGAACAGTAACAGCAGATGCTTTTGCAGGACCTCTTACAGGTAATGCAGATACTGCTACTCTTGCAACTACAGTAACTATTACAGACAACGAATCTACTAACGAAGATAATGCAGTTGTATTTACAGCAGGTGGTGACGTAGACGGAGGAAGCCTTGGTTTAGAATCTGATGGTAATTTAACATATAACCCAAGTACAGGAAGACTTACAGCCACTCAGCTTGCAGGTACAATACAGACAGCAAGTCAAACTAACATAACAGGGG